GTTTGGCACCAATGACTACTTGAGCACCACTTACAACCCGATGCTAGTGCGTTGGTCTGACCAAGAAAGTGTAACTAACTGGGTTCCTGAAATAACCAACCAGTCGGGCAGTTTGCAGCTTTCCCACGGATCGTTGATCCAAACTGTTTTGCAATCTCGTCAAGAGATATTGGTCTTTACCGATGCGGCACTTTACTCTTTGCAATACCTCGGACCTCCGTACGTTTGGAGTTCTCAACTACTAAGCGATAACATCTCTGTTGTGAGTTTAAACGCTGCCTCATACTCAAACGGTGTTGCTTACTGGATGGGACAAGACAAGTTCTATAAGTACGATGGTCGGGTGCAAACACTGGTCTGCGACCTGCGTCAGTATGTGTACAACGACATAAACCGCAGTCAGTTTAGTCAGATTTTTTCTGGCACCAACGAAGGCTTCAATGAAGTTTGGTGGTTCTACTGTTCTGAAAACAGCAACACCATAGACCGCTACGTCATCTTTAACTACGTAGAGAACGTGTGGTACTACGGCACTATGGCTCGTACTGCGTGGATTGACTCTTCGCTTACCAGCTATCCAGTTGCAGCTACGTACTCCAACAACCTTGTATGGCACGAATACGGCGTGGATGATGGAACGCTCATACCATCTGTAGGCTTCACTGCTTCGATTACCACCTCTCAATTTGATATTGGTGACGGTCACAACTACGCATTTATCTGGCGTATGCTGCCTGACTTGACGTTCAGGGGTTCTTCTGACGGTCTGGTGGATGGTAAGTACCCAAGCCTGACTATGCAGTTGGAGCCTCTGCAGAACTCAGGGTCAGGCTACAACGACCCCAAATCAATCGGCGGCACCAGTGCAACTGCTACGCAATCCGTTACAGCGACAAACGTATACCCCATAAGTGCAGCACAACTGGATCAGTACAACGGGCAGGTTTATATACGTGTCAGAGGTCGCCAAATGTCCATGAAAATTGAATCAACCCAAAAGGGTACTCAGTGGCAGATTGGTTCCCCCCGTATTGATATTCGTCCTGATGGACGCAGGGGAAGCTAATGGCAACAATTGCAAAGCAACTTCCGTTAATTCCACCTATAGCCCCAAGGTTACCCAATGCCACAGGGGAGTATGACCGCAAGGCCGCAGATGAGTACAGCAATATCTTACGGCTGTACTTCAACACAATTGACAACTTCTCAAACTCACTAGCATCTGGTAATGGTGGTGGGTTTCTGAAGTTTCCTCACGGGGCATTCCACCAAGACGGAATCACGTACTTGACCGCGCCGATGACAAACACGTCTACTACAGACATACAGGTTATCTCAACGGCAGATTTTATTAACACTGCAGGAACGCTTCTTATTGTTGATGAGCTAGTGAGCTACACCGGAAAAACAGCTACCACCTTTACCGGAATCACTCGCGGTGTGTATGGCTCAACGAAAGACGCTCATATAGCAGGTGATGTAGTTACAGAAGCGCAGGAGGTTGCATCAGCTTCCACAGCCCTTGCTGTCAAAATGTCTTCTACAGACGCTTCTGACGGTATTTATTTGGATACCGTAGATTATTCCAAAGTGATGTGCAGCGTCTCTGGCTACTACAACGTCCAATTCAGCGCACAGATGATTAACTGGACAACAGATAGCGACAATGTGTCCTTTTGGTTCCGTATAAATGGCGTAGATGTGCCGTTTAGCGCAGGTGTACAACAGGTTCTGCCGAAGCATGGAACGTTTCCCGGTGCTGCTATTGTGTCTTGGAACATCGTGTTCCCTCTGTATGCCGGGGATTATTTCCAGTTGTACTACGCATCAAGCACAGGCAATACGATATTGTGTACCCGTGCCCCCGGCACCGTGGGGGTAGCACCTCCCGTTACACCAGTCTCCCCCGCTGTCATCCTTACCGCAGTCTTTGTATCTGCCCTATACACATGAACAACTCTCAAAACCCAGAAGACCGATTTAGTGGCACAGTGCAGTCAGATAACGGGCCAATCGTTGTTCAAAATGGCTTTGCTGTTGTGGACGGGGAGTTGTTCATGGTTAGTGATGACGGATTTGTGATTACCAATAAAGACGGAAACATAATTGGTGTGATTGCTAACGGGCACGTAAAACAGTTAACGCCTGAGCTTGTCAGTCAGTTACGCAAACGCGGGTACGTTAAGTGAGTAACTTACTTCCTTGGCTAACAAAGCGTAGGGAACGGTTTTATACCGGAGATGCCCTGCAGGCTAATATCAACGCATTCCTAGCAATGGTGGACGGTGGTGCAGCCGTGCATGAGTTTGATGACGCAATCATCGTGTTAGAAAACTACGGATTTGCGGGTAACGTACGAGCGTGGTTACTATTTGATACGTTCTCTCGGGGGGTTGTTCGCGCCATGTCGAAAGTAACTGAAGCATTTAAGGGGTCTGAACTATACGCTTCGACGCATGACCCCCGCATACGCGACCTACTACTACGCATGGGGTACTCCCAGTATAGTCAAGACGCCAATGACTTTTGGCTTGTAAAACAAGGGGTACAAAATGGGTTGTAGTTTTTTAGCGCCAGTGCAAAACGTAATTGGCAAAGTTGCGGATGTTGTTGCCCCCATCGCTGCATCTATCCCCGGCCCGTGGCAAGCACCCGCGATGGTGTACATGGCGGTTAATACTCTTCAAAATGGTGGTAATTTAGGGGATGTCGTGAAGAACGTAGGTAAAGCCTACGTGCTGGGAAAAATAGGCGCTGGGGTTAGCGGAGGTGTGGGCAATATTGCCGCTGAAGCCGGTCTTGATGCGGCTACCGCCGCCACTGTTGGCCGAATCGCGGGGAATGTTGCTAAGGCTACTGCCGGGGGTGGCGATCCTCTCGCAGCGTTGATATCCGGTGGTATCGGCGCGGGTGTTGGTGAGCTTACGAGTCAAATTCCCGGATTTAGCAAATTGCCCGATGCGGCTCAAACAGCAGTCCGTACAACAATTGCAGCGGAGTTGCAAGGAAAAGACCCTACTCAGGCGTTAATAAACCAAGCCCTAGGTGCAGGTATTAGAGCCAGTGAAGACGCCGTTGGTAGTTTTAAAAATATTACGCAAGACGGTGGCGGTACCACTGCAGCAATGCAAGGTGGGTTTGGGAATACTGCTGATAAGCCCGTTACACAGGCCGAACTAGATGAAGCCCTAAGTATATACACCCCCACCACGGACTTTTCGTTTAAACCCGCAGACTACAGCGTTTCTGGCGCAGGAAGCACGGAAGGATTAACTGTTCCAGCCAGTACTCACACGTTTAATGACGATGGGACTATTGACTACAACATTGCGGCTACGGATAAAGAAGAAGAAACTGGCTTGCAGATGCCTAAAGCACCTAGCCAAACTGAAATGGGCGGTGGGTATGGGTTCATAACGCCTGTAGACGGTGGTTACATGACGAGCTTAGGGTTTGTACCTACAGACCACTCGCAGATTCTTGGTGACCCTAATTCATTCATTAACGATCCCAATGTGCTGGGTAAGACGGTTATTGGGCCAGACACTATCCGTGCGCCTTTAGATGTAACGCCTACGTCTAAACCTCCAGTGATCCCGGTCAAAAACCCCCCGGTCACTCAAGTAAAACCTACCGCAGCACCCACAGCAGCACCAACGTCTGCACCCAAACAGCCTGTTGCGACCACGGAAACGCAAACCTCGCAGACACAAACCTCTACGCCATCATCTTTGTCTGACATCTTTGAGTTATACGATCCTTTTGGGGAGAGTATTTTTCCAGCGTCAAGAGATTCGCAAAAGCCAGCAAGTAGCCTAAAATCGGGTTATAAGCTACCCTCGTTTATACGCGCCGCAGAAGGCGGTTCAATTGACGACCTCATGGAATACTTAAGGAAATAATTATGTCTGATTCTGAAGATTCATCCGGCGAAGAAGAAGCCACACAGTTTTACCAAGACACCGCCTCTTCTGATGACCAAGACAGTAAGTGGTGGCTTTCCCCCACCGCATGGGAACAAACTGTTGAAGATGCTAGGTTGGCTAACGAAGCTGACCAAGTTGATGTTGATGCACGAACAACGGAAATTTTAAATAATTTACCTGACGCTTCTTCGGAAGATAAAGTAAAAATAACCGATGCCATTAAAAATGCTGATAGCGGCATAGTAAAGAGCCTTCTTAATAGATATACAACATCTGGTGGTGTAACAGACTGGCTAAAAGTTGGCAAAGATCTTTTGACTGCAGGGGTTGCATATGACGCATACAAACAAGCTGCAGCAGGAACTCCAAAAACTGGTTACCAAGGTGGTGTTCCCTCGTATAAAGTTGTGCGTTCACAACTAGCACCAACAGGTATTGCTGCTGCACGGCCCGGAGCAGGTGGACAGCGTTATTTTACAGATACACGGTATGCCACTGAGTCAGGTCTTCCCGCTGCAGAAGCTGCTAATACGGCTCAAAAAACAACGCTAGAAAATCAAAATCTGTACGGAGCACAGTTCCAAGGACGCGCCCCATCGGTTGAGGATTTATACAGTACCTACCTTAACCGGCCCTCGGACCAAGAGGGGGCAGACTATTGGAAGGGTCGATTCGGCAATACAGTTGACGCAAACGAGGCCGCGTCCTTCCGAGCCGCTGCTGCACTGGAGAAGCCAACACCTACACCTATTGCCACTAGCAATACGGTATCCCCCGCACAGCAAGCCGCCTCAGATAAATTCTTTGGTGTCGTACCCAAAGCGGCTCCCACGGCGGCTCCCGTAGTTCAAAACGCAGCGCAAGGAGGTCTCATGGGATTAGCTAAAGGTGGCAGCACCACAAAACCCGGAGGTACGTATCTTCAAGGGAATACTGATGGTATGGCTGACAAGCTTCATGCCACTATTGATGGCAACCAACCAGCCCGTTTAGCGCATGGTGAGTTTGTTATCCCCGCAGATGTGGTGTCTCATTTAGGCAACGGTAACTCTGATGCTGGTGCTAAACAGTTGTACAAAATGATGGATAAAATTCGTCAGGCCCGTACAGGCAATAAAAAGCAAGGCCGAAAGATTAATCCCGAAAAGTTTACTCCGGGTGGCATTGCTGGCTACGCTGCAGGTGGGTCTGTTCAACACTTTGTAGCTGGCGGCACTACTGGAATTGCTTCTAACGCAGCTTCTGGTGTTACAGGCACAGAATCCAGTCTTTCAAACTGGGTTGGTCCAACTGTCACAGATGTGTTGGCTAAAGGTACAGCACTATCAGAAACCCCGTACCAAGCTTATACCGGTCCATTAACCGCAGGCGAGTCTTCACTTCAAACGAAAGCGTTTGGTAATGCGGCTAACCTTGCGGTCCCTACAAGCATTGGGGAAGCGGCAAATACCGCAGGGGCCGTTGGCACTAAGATGGGTAATCTGTCGTATGCAGGCAATACCGCAACAAATCAATTTGCTGCTCCTGATAAGTACGATGCGACTACGTTTGGGTCTGAGACATTTGGGACTGACCAAGCCAAACAGTACATGAATCCGTACCTGCAGGGTTCCCTAGACCCACAGCTTGCAGAAGCTCGTAGGCAGGCAGAAATTTCACGGGTTTCGCAGGCAGGGCAGATGACTCGTGCTGGTGCTTTTGGTGGTAGTCGGCAGGCTATCTCCGAGTCGGAGGGGTATCGTAACCTTGGAACCAACCTAGCAAACATTACTGGCAAAGGTTACGACACTGCGTTTACCAACGCCCAGCAGCAGTTCAATGCCGATCAAGCTCGGAAAGCAGCAGCCGCGACAGCTTCAGAGCAATCCAAACAATTCGGCGCAACCCAAGGACTAACGGCAGCACAAGCCGCCGCACAATACGGGCAAGCGGCACAGGCTCAAACGGAACAATCCAAACAGTTTGGTGCAAACTACGGATTGCAAGCTCTGCAGGGTCAACTGGGGGCCGCACAGACACAGGGTCAATTAGGTGGTTTGCAAGCTCAAACTGGTTTAGCTAATCTACAAGCCCAAATGGCTGCAGGTGCTCAACAACGTGGTATCACTGCCGAGGGTGTGGCTGCTGATAAAACAGCCTTTGAAGAAGAGCGGGACAATCCATTTAAGATGGTTCAGTACCAGCGGTCATTGCTTCAAGGGTTACCTCTTGAAGCGCAGAGCTATAGCATTACCAACAACCCAATCTCTGCTGCCGCTAACGCAGCCGGGGCGATTCGGACGGGTATTGATCTGGTTTCTGGTGGGCCTGCTCCCAAATATGATGCCCAGACTGGCAAATTACTTGCACCATAAAAGGAATCCTTATGTTTACACCAAGAGAAGCTATGGCTTACAAGGGCCAGTTGCCAGAACAAAAAAACCCAAAGCTGCCACCTGACCTGTTAAATTTGCTGGCTATTCAGTCGGCAATGAGAGCGAAGAAGGATGCTGAAAATCAGTTGGCTGCAGCCCTTGGTAACCCTAACCAACCAACTGTTGCAGATGGTTTAAAGCAACAGGCAGCGCAAGCGTTGCAGTCATCTCAAGAACCTTCTGATCAGGGAGGTGAGCAATCTCAACCTGAAAAGATGGGTCTGGCTGCGTTGGCTGCTAAGAACCAAGGTGCTCCTCAACAAGGTATGCCTCAAGCACCACAGGGTGCGCCTCAAGCCCCACAAGCTCCCCAAGGCGCTCCGCAGATGATGGCTGCTGGTGGACTAGCCAATGCTAGATCTAACCTCCCTAGCAACTACCAGACGGGCGGCATTGTGGCTTTTGAGGGCGGTGGTGATGTTTACAGTCCTGAAGGAGTTTTAGTATCAGGCCCAAGCACTCAAGTAGAAGAGTCTGATGAAACTTTGCGTGAACGTTTGGGATTAGGCAACAAAGCCAATCGTTTAGCCATTGAGCAAATTGGTAAGCCTGTAGTTAACCCCGCTGCTAAAGTTACCTCGTCCAGTGCTGCGGGTATGGCTGGTTATGCACCCCCAAAACGGTTTGTTGACCCTGACGTTATACCGTCCGGTGCTATGGATGAAGTCACTGCGGAGCGTTTGAGAATTTTAAATAGAGAGATGCAAAAAGCGCAGATGGCAGCTAATGATCCTGCGTCTACGCCGGAAATGAAAGGTCGAGCAGCAGGAGATGTTGCCGCCCTTACCCGTGAAATAGCATTAGTTTCTAAAAACAGCAAATTTAAAGCACCCGCAATATCTCCCGGTGGATTGGGTGATACGCAACCTGCACAAGCTGCACAAGCTGCACAAGCTGCACAAGCACAAGTTGCACCTTCTGAATTGCAAGATTACATTAACCGCAATTTGGCAAAAGGTGCTCCTGAAGCGGCTGGTGCAGCGGCTAGTAAGCGCTCTGAAGAAGTTTATTCTGAAGGTGACGCAGCCATCTTGAAACAACAGCAGGATTACCTTGCCAAAAAATTAGCTTTGCAAGAATCAGCCAAGGCGTCTCGTCCTGATGACTTCACCACGTTCCTGAACCTAATTGGTAAGAACGCAAATCGCCCTAGGGGACAAGAGTTTGCAGGCGTTAGCGAAGGCATGAGTGCCAGCAAAGCCGCTCAACAAGCTCAAGAGATGAAGAACTTGGATGAGATCAATACCCTTCAGGTGGCTATGGAACAAGCTAAAGCCAGTGGAAACATTCGCAAGTATTTGGCTTCCGAGAAAGCGCTGGAAAAAGCAGTGTCAAACCAACCAAGTATTGCTTCAACCGGAGCATCTTTGGCAAATGTGCAAGAGCAAACACAAGAACGCAGAGAGCGTGTAAACGCTCAGATTGCTGCTAAAGCCGCCTTGGCAGCACAGGCTGCTGTTGATAAAGGCGTAGCTACCCAAGCTCAGGTTGCCAGAATTGTGTCTGACGTTACCAAAAATGTTGAAGGCAAAATTATGATGAATCCAGAATGG